TAATGGCTGTACGTAAAACCGCAAAAGGAGCATCGCTTAAACGTTGGTTTAAAGAAGAATGGACTGATGTTAAAACTGGTAAGCCATGTGGTAGAAGTAAAGGAGAAAGCAGAGGTACACCATATTGCAGACCTAAAAAAAGAATATCAAGCAAAACACCGAAGACAGTGAGTGAGATGTCATCGGCAGAAAAGAAAAGTAAAATTAGAGAGAAAACATCTTTAGGACAGCCAGCTGGTAAGCCGCGTAGAGTAAGTCCCGTTACGATGAAAAGTTCTTGCAAATATTAATACGATGGAATCATTAAAAGTATACGGATTAAACATTACAGCATTATTTACAACAATGGCCCCACTAAACCAATATTTACAAACTATTGTATTATTGCTTACAGCAATATATACCATTATGCAAATTTACAAACAAACAAAAAAATAAAGTATGGCTCTCCCCAAAAACGGCGTTGCACGCGAAATTAGACATTATGTTGGATCACTATTTATATTTTTATTTGTTATAGGAATTATCGTAGTACTTATACAATTTCCTGTATTAGATACAAATAAAGAAGTGGTAATGATGCTTATTGGTACAATCTCCGCAAGTATTGGAATTGTAGTAAGCACAATTACTGGTGCTAAACCAGACGATATAAACGCGCTTAAAAGCGATCTTGAAAAGAAACAATTACAAATTGATATGCTTACTAAATCAAAAGATGACTTAGAAGGTATGGTGATTAATTTACAAAAACAAATGCTTGATAATCAAGATGATGTAATGGATAAAATAATTCTTAAAGCAGCATTAGATTATGACGATAGAGATAAAGCTAAAAAAATAATGCAAAATAAAAAATAAATAACAAATAAATAACAAGTAAAAATGCCAGATAATAATAAGATAATTTTAGGTACAAATGATGATACTTATATTGCTGCAGATGATTCAGGGAATATAGTATTACAACACGAAGGAGGTAATAGAATTTCTATGAATAATACCTCTATAACTCCTGCTAGTGATGAGCAGATAGACTTAGGTTCCGCAACAAATAAATTTAGAGATTTATATTTATCTTCTGATTCTTTATATGTGGGAAATACAAAAATATCAGCTGACCCAACTACAGGGGGTTTAACTTCTGCTGTAGCCAATGAACAAGGTGTGTTTGGAGAAGCAGCAGCAGTCGGAGGCGCTGATACTAGTAATTTAAATAATCCACAAGAAACAGTATTAGCTACATGGGTATCAGGGTATATTGGAATGGCTAATGCAAATACAATCGGTAATGTTACTACATTTCAATTTGAAACGGATAATCAAGGCGGAATGGCTCCAGGGCTGTATTCTAATTTTGAATATTTTGCTCAGGGAACTCTTCAGGGCCCCGGAAATCAAATAACGATTCCATATCCTGTGGTTAAGTTTAGACTAAAATATAGCTCTGGACTTTTAGATGCTCCAGAAGGAAATGCTATAATTAGAATTAAAAATAAAGAAAATATTCCAGCTGGACAATTTATGACTGATTTTAATGGTAATCCTTGGGGGGCTAGTATTAATCCTGATTTTGATCATTTTAAATTAATCTTCTTCGAAGAAGGTGTGGACCTGCTTACAGGTAATCCAACATCCGATTACTATTGGAGAATGTTGGATGCAGATGGAAATGATGTTGATTTATGGGACCCTAATGGACAAGCAGGGATGAATAATTTTGCTAACTATCAGAGCCCATTTGGTGCGGCTAATTTCCAGTTTGGTACTCAAGGTATGGCACCTATTGAATGGGCATATCAACAGTCGGCTGTGGAGGCGGGCACATTACCAGCAGACGCACCTCAATTTGAATTGATTAAATCTACAAATGAAGTTGAAATGGAAGAAAGTTTAGTAATTAAAGGAGAACCATATTCTAATCATGGACTAATAATAAAAAACCAAGCTGGTAATTGGAGAAGGCTAGCAATAGATTCAGTAGGTAATGTAGGTACTGAGGCATATGATTTACGTAATTAATAATATTAAAAATTAAAAATATGATATCATCGTGGACAACTAAAGAAGAATATATTTCTTATCATGAAACTGAAAATGCAAAGCGAGCACAAGATTTTGAAGACGCTAAAGCAAGAGATGAAGCAAGATTTTGGGCTAAAAAAAGAGCTGAAAGAAATCAAAAGTTAAAAGATAGTGACTGGACACAAGGCGCTGATATACCTGATAGTATAAAAACACCTTATGCCACTTACAGACAAGAGCTTAGAGATCTTCCAACTACAGATTTTAAAGCGGAAAATAAAACCGCATTTTGGCCAACTGAGCCATCAATATAAATAATTAAGGGGCTTTGCGGCCCCTTTTTTTATCCATCGCAAGATATGCAGTCTGGATCCATTGCTTTAGCGGCAATATCACCGCGTAACACCGACTCCGTTCTCATATAATATAATGTTTTAATACCTCGCCTCCATGCTTCTAATTGGACTTGGTTAATCCATTTAGGCTCAGCTACTGATGGAAATGCTAAATTCAAACTTACTGACTGATCTATATAATCTTGCCGTATACCCGCTTGACCAACTAATTCTAATTGGTTTATTTCTTTAAATGTTTTAAATACATTTTTAACTGGCTCGCCATCTTCTTGAGTTAGTCGTCCGAGGTGGTCGTAAAACCATCCATCGAGTTTTTTAATTCCTTGAACGGATCCACCATCTTCCAAAATTTTATCCCAAGTTTCTTTATTGTCGATTCCAATTTTTCTTAATACTTTTTTAAGTTCTTTATTTTTCCTAATAAACGTACCTTTTGCAGACTGCTCTGTAAATACATTGGCAGCCCAAGGCTCAATTCCAGGAGATACATTACCGCTAAGCTTGCTGTTAGAGACTGTAGGGGCCACAGACCGAAGATGAGTGTTACGCATACCAGTGCCGACACACCAGAGCGGCTCCCCATATACTTCTGCAAGCTTTCTCGATGCTCTTTCAGATTCAATTTTAATTTTACTAAAAATTTCACGTGTTTTAAATTGTGCTAATAATCCTTCAAATGCAATACCTTTTTGTTGTAATAAAGTATGCCACCCTAAAACTCCTAATCCTAATGCTCTACCTTTTTCAGCAGATCTTACAGCGTTTTCAAAGCCTTTCATATTTTTAGCTTTTTGTATAAACTCTTCAAGCACTCCATCTAAAAACCATATAGAGTCATAAATAAGATTAGTATTTTTCCATTCATCATATTTAGCTAAGTTAACAGAAGATAAACAGCATACAAAGCTATGCGATTCATCAGTATGCAGTGTAATTTCACTACATATATTTGTCATATGGACTTTGAGCCCATTTGATTTGTACGCTTCTGGATTATTTTTGTTTGTATTTCCCTTAAATAAAATATAAGGTTCTCCAGTTGCTTTACGTTTTTGTAATAGTTTTCCCCATTTGCGTCTAGCGTCTTTATCTCCTTCACTAAGTCTTCGCATAAACTTGTCACCGACCACAGCGCACTGGTGTAAGTTAAGGGATTGTCTGTTAACATCTCCTTTAGGCTCTCTGATTTCCAGCCACTCTTCAAAGTCGGCATGATCAATATTGATGTTAACTGACGCAGCTCCTCTACGGACAGACCCTTGATTAGTGGCAAGTATTGTTGAATCGTATATTTTGCAAAACGGGACCACTCCATCACTTGTTCCATTACCTGTAATTTTAGCTCCAGCGGGTCTAATTTGATTAATGCCAATACCAACTCCCCCGCCGTGTTTAGCTAGTAACATCATTTCTAAATTTTTTTGACCAATATCATTTATGCTATCTGCAACATCAATACCAAAACAACTTATTGGTAAACCTCGGTCTGTGCCTGTATTAGACAACACTGGGGAGGCTAAACATAGCCAACCCTTCCATATATACTCAAAAAACTTTTCAGCTAATTCTGGTTTATATAAACGTCTAGCAACAGCGTTGCTTACCCTCCAATATGCATCCTTAGGTGATTCATCAAATAATAAATAACCTCCGGTAATTGTTTTTTTATATACTTCGGTGTCACCCCAAACAGGATAGTCTTCACCTTTTACCCAATTATTATTCCACATTAGCTTCCTCTTTATTCTTCATCTCGCTCGAAATATCTTTCTGTAAATTTTCCAGAGCTTTTTCGTACCCGTCGAATTTCTTCACCAAACTCATCGTCCCAATAGATAAATCTCTGAGATTGTTCATTTCTGTTATTATTTGTTGCATGTTTTGACCCAGTATCTCTACTCTGTTCCACATTTCTATTAGTTTGTTTTCTTTCATTATGCATTATATAAATAAATTAAATAACCTATAGTAACATTTAAATTAACTATTACTAAATTCCATTGTTTTGCTACAAACACCTGCGGTAAGGATAATAAACCTCCAAACACATATGTTATTGCACCTATATTTTCAGGCAACAAATAAGGTGAGATCATTATAAAACCTGCACCCATATAACCAAGTCTATTAGATAATCTTTCTAACGGAGTTAGCTTTCTTTCTTTTACTAATTTTTTTAATCTTACCATATATCTTCAAAATCTTCTCCTTCGTTTGCTTTTGAGTAATCAGTTGGGCGAACAGCAAAAAAATCAGTATGAGTATGCCCCCCGGTAAGATGATAGAACCAGTCAAGATTTGCTGCTGCTTTTTCGTCAAAAGTAAAGTACTGCCCGAGGTCAAAGTAACCGAGTTCTTGTAGTTTTTCATTGAGTCGCTTTCTAATAAATTGTTTGAGATCGTGGGCTTTAAGATTTTCAATGTCCCCTTGTTCAAACATTTTGTCAATATAGTTTTCTTCTGCTTTAAGCATTGATTGTGCTGCATTAATAACATCTTTTCTACATTTTTCTAACAATGCCTCATCTTCTTGACACATATGTCTGAATAATTGACAACCCATTTTACTATGTAATGATTCATCCCGTACACTCCATTTCATTTGTTGCCCTATTCCTTTGAGCAAATTACGTAATTGGAAGCTATAAAGAACAGCAAAAGCAGAATACAAACTAACTCCTTCTGCGAATGCACTAAATATTGCAAGACTTTTTGCAATTCCAACAGTATTATTTCCATCATAACTAACTAAATTATCAAAGCGTTCCATTGTTGCTTCATCCTGTAAAAAAGCTTCAAAGTTTTCTAATCCTAAAGTTTCATTTAAATAACTATATGCTACAGCGTGAATTGTTTCTTGGCTACCAAACATCATAGCCATTTGTTGTATTTCGTGCTTTGGAAACCACTCAACAACTTTTTGTGTCCAATAATCAGATACTGCACATTCTGTTTGTGCAAATCCTAATAATATATTTCCAACTAAGTTTTTTTCTGAATCACTAAGCTTTTCGTTCCAATCCTTGACATCACCTGACATTGGTATCTCGGTATGTAACCAGAACGCTTGAGCTTGTTTAAGCCATCCCTCAGTATAGTATTCTGGATATTCGAATGGTTTGTACGGTATTCTTTCATCAAATAATCCCATTATATTTTTTCTATTTCTATGCATAAATCTACAAATGGTA